TTAATAATACTGCACTTCAATTCCATCCATGATATTTATTAAAGTGTTATCGCCAATTTTTAAAGAAATCAGATCATTGAATGACGATAACTGGTATTCCTTATCTTCAATCACCACTACAATATCATGAACAGAATTAGAAAAAATCCCACATGTTTGACCAGTATAATTAAAAGAGGCGTCCCAACCGTTATCATATAACGCTTGTAAATCATCTAATATTGCCATATAAATCTAAAGCCTTTTCCATAGTGCTTTCTTTCAAATAAGGCAGGTAAAAGTGCCTAGATTGTTCTAAGCGCTATGAGATTTCTTTAATCGAGATAATCTCTCTCTCATACAGAGAAACCTCAGTCGGGCTATCAGGATTTGCTCCGTCAATGAGGATAGTGATTTCATCTTGCTCATCATTGTCCATTTCGTCAATAAAATCCGTAACAAGTCCGACAATGATATTGCCATTAATATCAACTACACGAACTTTTGAGCGTAGATACTTCCAAAGTTGTTTACTCATTTTTATCCCCCTCTCAATTGCTAAAATTCTAAAAAAAGAGGCTTACAGCCTCAATAGGAAATGGAGAGACGGACATTCCCCGCCTCTCAGATACCCTTTCAGGTGCGTGTGCGTCCGATATTTTTCTACTTCATTTCCTCAGTAATATTATATCAAAAGATTACAAAAAAAGCACCACACGGTGCTTTCCCATCTGAGTGTGGAGTACTTAACATACACTTAATTGCTTTAATCACAGTTCAGATGTTTAAACAGTGTACTTATACCTGTAATTCCATTTTATACCATGTGCAGACTTTTGGCAAGTAAAAACTACGGTAAATTTAAAATTATATGATTAGGGATATTTAGCAGCTCTTTTACCTGTTTCTCATAAGAATTCCAAACTCTATTAGCTAAGATGTCAGCAGCTTGTATAAGGTAGTCATTTGCAGAGATACACGATTTTGTATAAACTATGAATTCACCCTCTAAAATTGGAGGGTAAAAACTCCCGTAGTTAAAGTTATTGATACCATACTTAAATTCCTCATGGATACCCTCGCCTAAACCATACAAACCATTAGTAGCTATACCCTGCTGGTCAATATTTAGATAAAGTTCAATGTCATCGTCTTTACTTATTGCGCCTTGCTCAAGTAACTTTTTAAACAATTCTTTCACTACTCTCCTTAGAGCATAGTCTTTAAATCGTTGACGTGACTTTTTATCTTTCATAACGCCTGAATGGACACGCTTTAAATTAACTGACACAGAAAAACTAATCTCATCTTTAAGAACCTTAAAGAGAGCATTTTTGTGCTTTCTCTCAATATTCGCCGCTTTGAGCTCTCCCTCTATGGCTTTAGCTTTTTTTATTTTTGTATTAAGAGAGCGATAGCGTTTTTTAGCAGATATTTTGTCCTCATCAGAAATAAAGCAAAAACCTGCGTACACAAAGTAGTTATGATTGGAGTGAAAGACCCCTGAGTCATCTATAAAAATTGAAATTTTCTTCAACTGTTCTTCCTCATTAGTTACTAGCTAGAATTATACCACAACAATATCTTAATTCATAGCTTTTGTAGTATCTCCTTAACTTTGATTTCAAAATAGCCCTTTTATCTCCGCCTTATCTGCTAAGTGTTCTATAGCTACCTGCTTCGCCCGATAGACCGAGGCTTTAGATTTACCTATTTCCTCAACAACCTCCCAGACGTCAAGATTATTCAAGTAAAAAAGTCTTAGAACAGAACGCTCAAGCGGATTGTCCAGTTTATCGATTAGCCCAGATATTGCTATTCTTTCCTCAGTAAGGCGCTCAATTCTCTGAAGCATATCCTCTTTTAGTTTTAGAACACTTATAAGGTCATTCTCTGCAGCATTTACCCTACTTGTTTGTACTCTGGTAGTGCTCAGTTGTTGCTTTTTAATCAAACCACTTTCTAGGGCTCCAAGTTCTACATATAAGCATTCTATTTCTTTATTTATCCATTTAACGCTCTCTAGTTTTGCTTTTACTTGCTCTGGTGTCATACTTTGACCTCCTCTATGATATGATAATAGTGTTGGAATTATTGCTGAGGCGTATAGCCTTGGCTTTTTGCACTTTCTCGGGGTTCGCTAGAGGTTTAAGTGCATGCAACCCCACCATTTTCCAGGCATATTTTTTGCCACCACCTACCCATTACCTCACCCTTGGAAAACTTCTATACCTTGACATAACCTTGCCATTCTATGCTTCTAAAAAAAGTCCTGTACCTTATGGCAGTCTTAGGATTTTTAAACATCTTGGAGGCTTACACATCAACTGACTCATCACTCATTTTCTTAGCCTTTTATCGGTGTTCGTTTGGGAAGAATACCAGTATAGAAAGCTCTAAACCCTCCGTAAACCGTCCTAAAAAGTGTACCTGAGATTTTTATCACTGGTACACTTTTGACTGGTTTTACAAGCTCTCAGATAGCCCTAGAGCCGTTTCAAAATGATTAGAGTATGTTTCTAAAGCTGTATTCAATTCGTCACTAGCTAAAACTAACATGAAAGCTAGATCACTTGCTGAACCGTTACTGTCGATGATTGGCGTATCATGATAGCTCTTAGCATGTTGTTTGAATACCTTTAGCAGTTCAGCCAGTCTATCTTCTTTCGGGATATAACCAGGTAAAGAAATGTTGTTAGCTGATCCAATTTCATGCAGCTTCTTAATGGCCAATGGGTTGCGCTTGTATTTCTCTAGGTAGCTTAGTAGCTCCTGTTCCGATACTTTCATAGTACCTAACAAACTCAACTCAGCGACATTATCAGCTGTTACTGCTTCATACTCTGATTTAATTTTCTCTAGCTCTGTTTGTTCAACGCTCTCTAGCTTAGCTAGAATATTTGCAAACTCAGCATCTGAATACTGATCAGCCTCTTTCATAAAGTTCTCCAGGCGTAGCTCAGCCTCAGACTGATACATAACCTGATTTTGAACTTTTTCCCAAAGTTCTTTTTTCATTGCTCCATAAGCCTCAATCTTTTGTTGCTTATAAGTGCCTAGGCTGTAAATTTGTGCCTTTATTTGTTGTAGTGTCATTTTAATTCTCCTTTATTTCAATCCCAGCGCTCTTTTAGCTACTTGTTCCCAGTCCTTAGAATATAGAGCGCTAGCCTTTTTATCCCATCTCGGACCAGTTCCTGGGGCTTTTTTATATTTAAGTAGTTCCTCTTTATTCGCAAAGAAAAACTTACGCTGTTTATCTGACATGAACCTTTTTCGCTTCTTGCCATAATACTGCATTCTTGCATACGGCACATTATAGACTATTTTCCCATTGGTCTTAGTCAAGTTTCCTCCAAGTTCTCCAGAGCGCCTAGGTACAAAACGGTGCATGTCCATAATCATCTGATTGGTGACTGCCTCTTTGGCTCTCGCTAATCCCATAGGTGTTACTTTACGCTCAATCCCTTTTAAATCTATCTTCACTTTTACCCCTGTTCCCAAAGTTCCTCCTTTCTCTGACTAAAACAAAAAGAGACATGACAAAGAGTGATCAGACTCTTATATCATGCCTCTAGCTTTCTAGTCAGCAGCTAAATTTTTTCTTTAGTCCTAGTTTCCTGTATTACTGGTCTACCATCTTGTGTTGTGATGATAAGACTGCCGAACTCAGGTAACTTGACTGACTTAATTATACCATTTTTTGAGAATAATACAAAGCCTTTATCTAACATATTTTTAAGCTGTTCAGCATTTAACGCCATATTAAATCTCCTCTACTCCTACTTCGAATGTCCATCCAGTTGCTCCTGTAAACATTAAATAGTTTGGGAAAAAGAGCAACTATAAGGATATATTGTAATTTCACTATCCGTAAAGCATTGAAATGACTGATATTTTTAGCCATTCTATACTTTTTACTACCCTTTTTAATGTACTTTTGCTCAATTTTGAGCGTGTTTAGCCTTTAAGCTATTAATTGTGTAGCGCTTATCTTTGATAGTGAATGACTTGAAAAAGTTCCCCTCTAGCCCTGTTCTAATGCGACTGGCCACTCGATCACTATACAAGCTGGCAATCTCTGTGTTGCTTAGATTTGTAGTAATAATGGTTTTGTCTCGATTGCTGAGAATATCAAAAACAAACTCTTCTTCCCAGGCTGATTTACCTTTACTACTAGCTTTGTCTGATTTTATACCTAAATCATCAAGTACCAGGTAATCAACCTCTTTCAGCATTCTTGAGTAGTGCCCCTCTAGACTAGTAGGAGCATTAAAACTCTCTCGAACTCGTCTAAGGATTTCTGTTAGATTGACAAATAACACACTCTTAGGCTCTCCTTTGGCCTTGTATCCCTCGTTTATAGCCTTAGCAATAGCTACGCTCAAATGACTTTTCCCTATGCCTGTAGATCCTGTAAATAGGGTGTTCCCTGTCATACCGTCCAGGTATTTCTCTACTTGCCCTTTAGCAAACTCCAGTAGTTGCCTTTCCTCGGCTGTCTCAGCTATAAAATTCTCAAAGCTAGCCTCTTTTAATTCTCTAGGGATCGTACTGTCTCGCATAAGTACATTATAGGTTTTCAGGTAAGTCTCCGCATTCAAGCTATTATTTACCCCCTCCCTATCCTGTCTCTCTATTAGTTCCTTTGTGCATTCGGGACAAAATTCTTGTGTATTTCGTTCCTTGCTGCCTCTTATAGGTGTTGAGATTTGCCAATAATTAACGTGGTGAACTTCACAAACCTTATCACTAATTTTTCTGTTGTTATATTGCTCAAATTTATTTTCCATCGCTTACCTTCCTAAAATGGATTTTCCTCTGTTCGTGTTTTCAGCCATTCTTCACGGCTTATAGGCTCTGCTTGCTTAGGCGACTGTTTCAGCTTTTGACGTTGCTCCTCATGCTGCTTAACTTGCTCAACTGTTCTAAGTCCTTGACCTTGCCAGTTTGAAAGAATTGACCTGGTATATCTAATTGACTTACCAGCATTTAGGATAGTTACCTCAAGGGCATAGATAAGCAGCTCTTGCCCGTGGATCTTTAACAAGTCTCTCACTTCTTCCATCATTGTTCCATTAACTGACATTTGGCCAAAAGCTGACTTTAATTTTTCAAAGATTAGATTTTCATGCTCGTCCTCGTCATTCTGACCTGACCTAGATTGACTTAGATTATATTGACTTGACTTATATTGACTTATATTGGGTAAACCAAAGGTTTTCGTTTGGTTGCCCCTTGGTAAACCAGAATATTTTTCAGGCGGTTTTTCTAATAAATGCTTATAGATACTAGGACTGTATCTATCTTTTCTAACCGTGTTCTGCTCATGAAAATCAGTGATAAAATATACCATCTCATCATTCAGAGGTCTGATAAAATCCTTGACTATCAAAAGTCCTAGGTTATCCTCACTAACCCCTATCATTCTAACAACAGGGAAAGCCTCTACTACTCCATCATCATCTGAGTTTTGAATTAAATGAAAATATAGAGCCTGTGCCTCTAACGGCAGCCTCAAAAATCTCTGAGTTTGGGTTACTGTCTTGCTTATCATTCTTCTATTTCCCACATTTACCCCCTAATCTACTGCAAGAAAATTGTATAAATCGGTCTTACGGTAATAAATTTTCTTACTGTTCTCAAAAGGCGACTGGTAAGGCTTTAAGCCGTGTTTCTCCCAATTGTTTAACGTAGTCCCGCTAATTCCTAGTTTAGCCAGTAAATCAGCTCTAGCAATTAAGTCCCAACCGTCATTATGCTGCTTTTCAAGCTCAAGCCTTTTCTCTAAGTGATCTCCCACTTTCTCCAGTAGCTCAAGCTCGGCCTCTCTTGATAATAGTTGCATATTACACCCCTTTTCTAATTGTTCCGCTTGCCTGCTAGTTGAATATAACACCCATAGAAAGGATTTAAATCCTCTCTTGGTGTTTCTATTACCTGGAGGTTTTCTCGCTCCATTTGGGCGCTTTTTTGGCGGTCTCGATGGTTTAAATAAAGCAGCAAGCCAATTAGTACCACCATAAAGATTACCGATTGTGTATTGGCCGAATCTAGTTCATTCATGTCATGCCCTCGCTTTGTAATTCTTGATATAATTCATTTGATTTTCATGCATCATCTCCAGGAAATCGCTAATCTCTTCAGAAGTTACTTTTCTATCTACAAAATCAGCAATAAACTGGAAGAGGTTCGGGTGCTTCGCCTTGATTTCAGTCATTAGTTCATCAAATTCTGCTTGTGTCATGTTGTCTAGATCTGTTGTCATTTTATTCCTCCATTGGCCATTTATTTTTCGTTTCCTATATTTTTAGCACCACTTCAATCGCTGGGCGATTACTCCAGGTTGGCGAACGCTTGGAAAGTGATGACCATTTTAAAGAGTTAGCGCTCTTTCGTCTGGGCACAAATCACTATTTGTGATATAATTAAATAAATACCTAACTAAATCCCATACTTGCTATTTGTGGTTTTAGTTGTTTGAGTGAAAAGCCTTGCTGATTTGGTCGTCGGTTAAGGCTTTTGTTTTTTTAGTAACTTTTCGTAACTTTGTTTTTAAAAAAATATTTCTTCAAATGTTACTTCAGGAAACAATGGTAGTATCATTTCTTTAATAATAATTTTTTCACTATCTTTAAAATCAACCTTACCACTTTCTTTATTTCGATATGCGTTGGCAGAAATACTCAACTTACTTGCCATTTCTTTCTGACTTAACCCCAACATATTTCGATATCCTCTGACTTTATTTACCGTCGGCATCATTCCACCTCCTTTCGTTACTTTACGTAACTATTTTACTCTTTGTTTAATAGAATGTCAACAGATAAATGTAACTTTTCGCAACTTTATTTTGTTAAAACCACAAGAAAGTGATATAATTTTAGATGAGAGGAATTAAACTTATGACAAAAGATTTTGATAAAAATATTCTTGGCCAACGTATCAAAGCTATTCGTTTGGATAAAGGGATGACTTTAGAGGAGTTCGGGAAACTCTTTGGAACTTCCAAAAGCATTGTCTCTAGATGGGAAAGTGGTATCTCTTCGCCAAATCCTGAACGTCTGAAAACAATTGCCAAAGTTGGCGATATGACTGTCGGACAGCTTTTGTACGGTGAGCAAGGGCAAAGCTATTATAACTGGGAAGCTATTGAGAGAATGCTAAACGACTTATTTCATGGACAAAAAGTTGATAAACTTGCCTTAATAAATACTCAGAATATAATTGATAAAGCTTTTTTCTTAAATTTTGGAATTGAAGAAATTATCAATATCTACATGTTTCAAAGTAATACAGAAACACCTCTAGAAAGTTTAGAAGACTTGCAAGACTATTTTAAGCAGACAGCTGAGGGACTCTCTAGCTATTTAGAAAATTTAACTGGAGATAGTCGCATGGATTTAGAAATTCAAATAGCCTTTGCTAACAACTATGCAAACAAAATCAAAAGATTTCTAAAAACAGGAGACTGGTCATCTGATATTTTAGCTACTCTTAAAGAAAAACATAACATAAAATAACCCCCTAAAGCAATCTCTAAGCGATTTTAGAGCTCAGCTATATAAAAATCATCATTACACCTAAAACAAACGAAAATAGGGCTATTCTCGTAGCTCTCAGCACCATATAAAAACAATATTCATAAATACTTAACTAAATCCCATACTTGCTTACTGATGTTAGAAAGGTATGACTATGAATATTACAGAATACAAAAAGAAAAACGGTACTACAGTGTACCGCTCAAGCGTTTATTTAGGAGTTGATAAGCTTACAGGGAAAAAGGCTAGGACTACGGTCACGGCCAACACTAAAAAGGGCGTTAAAATCAAAGCTAGGGAGGCTGTCAATACTTTTGCAGCTAATGGCTATACAGTTAAAAACAAGCCGACAATTACAACATACAATGAGCTTGTAAAAATTTGGTGGGATAGTTACAAGAATACAGTTAAGCCCAACACTCGACAATCTATGGATGGATTGGTTAGAGTGCATTTATTACCTGTATTTGGCGATTATAAGCTATCTAAACTCACTACGCCTATTCTTCAACAACAAGTCAACAAGTGGGCTGACAAAGCCAATAAAGGCGAAAAAGGGGCGTATGCAAACTATAACTTTCTAAACAATATAAACCGCCGTATTCTCCAGTATGGTGTGACTATGCAAGTGATCCAGCATAACCCTGCCAGAGATGTCATTATTCCACGTAAACAACAAAATAAAGAGCATAAGATCAAATTTTTTAGTAACCAGGAACTAAAACATTTTCTAGACTACCTTGAAAATTTGGATCAGTCTAGTTATGAAAATTTCTTTGACTACGTGCTTTATAAAACTTTGCTCGCTACTGGTTGCCGTATAGGTGAGGCTTTAGCTCTTGAGTGGTCAGATATTGACCTTAAAAAAGGCATTGTCAGCATTTCTAAGACTCTGAATAGATACCAGGAAACAAATACACCTAAGTCTAAAGCAGGTCTAAGAGAGATTGACATTGACAAGGCTACAGTCTCACTACTCAAGCAATATAAAAAACGCCAACAAGTCCAGTCATGGCAACTAGGACGATCTGAAGGGATTGTCTTTACTCCTTTTACCACAAAATACGCCTACGCTTGCTTACTAAGAAAGAGGCTACAAAGTCACTTTAAAGCTGCAGGCGTTCCTGATATTAGTTTCCACGGTTTCAGACATACTCACGCTACAATCATGCTATACGCTGGCATAGAGGCGAAAGATTTACAGTATAGGCTAGGTCACTCTAATATCTCAATGACCTTGAATACTTATGTCCATGCTACCAAAGAGGGAGCAAAAAAAGCCGTCTCAATCTTTGAGGCAGCTATCAGCAATCTATAAATAATAAGGGTGCCCCATTTTGAGGTTACCCTCTTACTATACTTTAAATCACACACGGGTAACTAAAAGGGTAGTAAAATCGAAAAAGCACTCAGGGAAAGCGCCCCAAAGTGCTTATTTCAAAGGCTTTACGCCATCTAATCTAGAATATAGATTATTTTTTCAAGTTATAGAAAGCTTGAAGACCTTTGTATTGAGCAACTTCACCAAGTTGATCCTCGAT